CCATCTTAATATAAATAACATAAACGCTTGCTTCATGGCTTGCTTGAGTGTTTTGCCCTCGCCTACGTAATTGGTATTATCTTGTGTAAGTGTTACAATCCAGCCGTTTTTTGTTTGTGTTCTTTTTAGTTGCATATTTATTGTGTCTTTCTGTAATGATGCTTAGTATATTTTTCTCTTGCTTCTTGCCAATCCTGGTACTCTTTTGCTTGTTTCTTGGTCATTACGCCCTCATAGATATATTTTTGATCTATTCGGTTGTAAGTGTCATACATTGCGAAACCCTCATTATTATGGCTTATGGCTTCACTAACTTGGAATCTATTTCCCTTGTGATAAATCGGTGGCAACACTTCCAAGAAATAATAGTATGTTGCTTCGTTTGTTTCCTGTCCTGGTTTCAGATTAAATTGTACTTCTGTCATATTAAATCTCCTGATATTCTGCTTTTCTTGATAATTCTCCAGCCTCATGCGCGGTGTTGTATTCCTTGCACATCTCTCTAGCTTCCTCCTCGGTTGCAACTTGTCCAATAGTATATTTTCTTCCCATGCTTGGCTCTAGCCCGTTTGGATATCTTGGGTTTCTCTTCCACCATGTACGTGTAAATACTTGATATGTCATTATGTTATTCCCCTATGTTATAAATACTTAATACTGATTCTATTGTCTTTGACTCCTGTACATTGTCCCAATCATTAAACATCTCTAAATCTTGGATAGCTTCTCTATCTTCTGTTTCAAATTGTTGTAAGTCCTCTATAAGACTTTGAAAGTTTGGTTGTTTCATGGTGTCTCACTTCCTCGCTTCGCTCAGTCGTAACTGGGTTTAGCTATCTTTACTTTGTATATAATTATAGTCTAGCATAGTATAGTATAGTTGTCAACGATCAGTTATATCGAGTAGCGTTTTTATGGTATACTAAATATGTGCCAAAATTAAATAAAGACATCAAAAAAGTGAGAGATAAGATTAATATTAAGAAGTTTGCCCGTGCTTATGTTGCGAAGAATGGAAATGCTAAAGAAGCAGCGTTAATTGCTAATCCTAACTATAAACCTGATAGTGCCAAAGTGAGAGGTAATCAGTTACTAAAAAGACCAGACGTTCAAGCTGAGATTATTACTGCACTAGAAGATACTGGCATAAATTATAAGTATGTGCTAGAGACTAGAAAAGAACTCGTTGACAAAGGTTTAAACCAATCTCGTAACGGCATTAAACTACCCAAAAACGGCTTTAAAGATGTAGAAGTGTCCCCAAAGGATATTAACTCTCATTTACTGGGTATTGAGGCTATTATGAAGCGTATTGGTGAAGATAAGGTTGGTAGACTAAATAACACCTATCATCAGCATCTACACCTCGAGAACAAAACACCTGTTGAACTGTTAGAACGTAGGAAAGAGTTACAATCATTCTTCGATGGTGTAGTCACAGATAACAACTAAAGCCCATTTTACCCCAATACAATAGCTCCCCGTCTGGTATTTTATAGTATATTGTTTGTATTTTAGTGTGTTTTGTGTCGCAAAGTGCATATTGTGCGACATAACTATCTATCTAGCCTGGTACCTCGAGAGGGGGGGGTACACCCCTAAACCTTTTTTTTATTTAGTGGTTGACCCCCAAACCAATCCGCAATATATTTTTGTAAATTAAGGTAGTCCTATAGTATTGGTTCAACGATTACTAACTTTATCAGGAGTTTCTGGTACGGGAAAGTCTCCCCCCAGTGTGTGAAGAATTATATAAATTAAAAGATGATTAGTGGGATGTTATCTCCCTCATCAGTAGATAGTTGCATTACGCTCCCTAAGTCCTTTTAGTAACTTAGATCTAAGCGACCTTACAGAAGAACAGATATTTCTATCCGTGCACCCACCAGGTGAGAGAGGCCTCATTTACTATCTTAAAGGTGACTCTCCTTCTTTCCCCCTCTTGTTGTCTAAAAACTTATCAGTATGTTTATCAGGATTTCCGTCCCGATCGCGTCAGGTTTTTAGTTCATAGCCTTTTCTGTGGACCGACCGCTATGATTTAACTCCCAGTCGGAATAATCATCCGTATTGACCTTTCGTTTTAGGTTTTATATTTACGGATTTCTTTAATTGGTTGAGTTCTTTTTGTAACTCGTTTATTTTTTTCATATCTTTTGGAGATGTACGCCAAAGAACTTTTAACTTTGATAGTATCTTAATTCTTCTATGATGTTGAGGATGTGACTGGCTTGTATTTATAACTTGCATAAAAAAACGCTACTTATTTAGTAACGCTTCCTGTACTGATGACATAAATTCCTCAACGGATTCATGTGATTTATATGTGTCTTGGTCAATGTGGGTTGGTGCATTCTTGCTCATCATAGCTATCTTTACCTGTTCTTCAATAGTATCACGTCTTTCAGGATTTTGTACCCACTCAATTCTTAACTCGGCTAGTTTTGTTTCCAGATCTATAGTCATAAAAAATCCCCTTAGTTGAAGGTGGGTGAGAAAACCTAATAAAGTAAATTAGATAGAACCACCCTCAACTAAAGGGATAAACATTACTTTACTAGTTGTTTTCTCAATTACTACTAAACTACATTTACAATAACTTTGCAAGTACCAAAATACAATATGCTATACTTAAAGGATATGAGGAGAGACACTATGAGTAAAACTACTAATACAACAGAGGTACTGGAAGCGATTGGACACGAGAACGAGAAAGAAGGAGTCAAGTGGACTCAGTATTTCATGAACGAGTGGGATCAAAAGCAACGAGGTAAAGATCACGAGAATCTTAATTTACTAGATAAGAGAAGAAAGTTTACTCGTCAGAGGTATCACGAGGTTCTCTCAGGAATGATTAATGAGGGACTAAGTGAACTTGATGTTGAGCATGGATTTAAAGCTCACAGTGAGTTTAACAAAAGTGGGGTGGTAGTTAGGGTTACTGATCCAGATGGGAAGAAGTATGCTAGGGCTTTTAAACCTAGTGGTGAACCAGAGATAGATTTTAACGCAGTTGTAGGACTTTTGTCTCAGGTACTTGATACATCAGACACATATTATGTTTCCAAGAAGAAATCTCTCGAGAGTAGGGGATTTGTGTTATGAACATAGATGTAGAGGAGCTTAAAAATAAGATTGCTGAGGAGTATCAGACTAACCTTCCTATAGCTAGAAATATACTTGAAAACGATCTTTTTAAATTCAATCGTCACGTTATGGGAGTTGAGAAGGGTAAGGGGAATGTGCCACTAGCTCCAGTTCACAAAGAGATATGTGGGTTTATTGACAAGGATAAAAAGAAAAAGAAGCTACTTCTTATTCCTCGTGCTCATTTAAAGTCTACTGTAGTTACCGTTAGTAGATGTGTTCAGGCAATCGTTAAAGACCCCAGTATTCGTATTTTGATTGCTAACGCCAACTACTCTAACGCTTGTTCATTTCTTACTGAGGTAAAACGACATCTTAAATTCAATGAGAAGGTGCATATGTTTTGGGGAGATTTAAGCAAAGATGCTGAGAAGTGGAGTGAGAGTCAGATCATGCTTTCTAAGTCTGGAGTGGTGGGATCTAAGAAAGAACCGACTGTAACTGCTATGGGAGTAGATAGTTCTTTAACCTCGCAGCACTATGACATGATTATTATGGATGACTTGGTTAATGATAAGACTGTCAATACAATGGATCAGATTCAGAAAACGATTAATTTTTATAAAGAGTGTCTTAACTTACTCGAACCTGATGGAGAGGTAATTATCATTGGTACTCGTTGGCATGACTCTGATTTATATGGTTGGATCATGGATAAAGATAATAACGTCTTTCAGGATTTTAAAATATTTATTAGACAGGCTTATGAGGGTAATCTTTTTTCAGACGATCCAAATGATCCAGTGTTGCTTTTCCCTGACAAACATAACAAGAAACATCTTCAAAGACTCTATGAAGTTCTTGGTCCCTATTTCTTTAGCTCGCAGTACATGAATAATCCCATTGCTATGGACGATGCTGACTTCAAGCAGGAGTGGTTTAAATACTATGATAAGACTGAGGTTAAGGGTAGATTGATTAATAAATTCATTATGATTGATCCAGCTATCAGTACCGCTAGTACTGCTGACTTTACTGCAATTATAACTGTAGGTGTAGATGAGTTTAATTGTATCTATATTTTAGATATTGTTAGAAAGCGTATGAAGCCTGATGAAATGATAAATATTATCTTTGATCTGTATAATATATATCATCCGATTTATATCGGAATAGAAGATGTTGCTTTTCAGGTCAGTTTGCAATATAGTTTAACTGAGGAGATGCACAAAAGAAACGTCTATCTACCGCTAAAACCACTAAGACCTGGTGGTAGAAATAAAGACCAGAGAATCAGGGGTCTACAGCCCTTGTATGCCAACGGGAAGATCCTACATAATAAAGAGATTGAAAACATTCAATATCTTGAAGATGAGTTACTAAGATTTCCCAGAGGTAAGAATGATGACGTGATTGATGCACTAGCTTACGGACTTGATATACCAATATATGCTCCTAAACGAAGAAAGGGAGAGAGATCGAAACGTAAGAAAAAGTATTTATATGCCTGAACTACACATTCCTAAAATCAATACCCACTATAAACCATCTGACAGAGAACAGGAGATGCGTAAGTGGGTGTACCAGAGAAAGCAACAGATGGAGGATGCGCCTGAGAGACAACGTGCACTTAAAGTCTGGGAAGCTGGAGAGAAACAGTGGGAACAATATAGAAAAGAAAAAGAGGAATGGGAATGGCAATCTGATTACTATGTGCCACTTACTACTTCTATTGTTGAGTCTATTCTGGCTGATGAGATAGAACAACTCCCTAGACCCCTCATTTTACCAAGAGGTGCAGAAGATCTTCACCGAACCAGAGTCATGCAAGCAATCTTTGAGTATTCTTGGGATGTGGCTAATGGTGACGATGAAATGATGAAAATTATGAGGGGTACTCTAATTCATGGTACTGCTATTGCTCAAGAATATTACTTGAGAGACAAAAGAATGGTTAGAGATATTGTTGGGTTGTTAGACAAAAAGAACAAACGTAAGCAGCGTGATTTCATGGGAGATGAACGAGAGATAGTCGAGTATGACGATGTGATGATGGAGTGGGTAGATCCAAGAGATGTTTTAGTTGATGAATCTGCTACTGATTTCAACAGGGGAGTTAAAAAAGCAAGAGATTGTATCAGACGTTACATCATGAACTATCGTGATGCTAAAAACTTCTTTAAAGGAGATCCTACTTGGGATCATCTTAATAACTTTAGATTTGTTAAGCCAGGTGGAGATACTAACTACTATCAGTACTATAAACCACCTGAGGGAATAGATAAGTCAGAAGAAGTTGAGGTTTTGTGGTATTGGTCACGTTCTCCTGAAGATCTATTGGTGATTGTTATTAATGATGTAGTGGTTCGTATGGGACCAAACATCTTTAAACATAAACAGCTTCCTTTTTCAAAAGCTATTGACGTGGAAAGACTTGGTAAATTTTATGGCAAGAGTGAGCCAGAATTACTTGAGAGTATTCAGGATGAGTCTAACCGTCTTAGAAGAATGTTGATGGACCGCCATCACCTTGATATTGATAAAACATTTATTACTGGACTTAACAACAATCTGGATGAAGAAGATTTAATTGCTAGACCTCATGGTCTAATTGAAGCTGAAAATCCAGGAGATGTGAGAGCTATTGAGTATGGTGATGTACCACTTTCTGTTGAGAGAACAATGAGAGCTATTAACGAAGATAAGATTGGGGTTACTGGAGTTGATGATAGATTCCAGTCAGTACAAAAAGCTCCAAGTACTGCTACTGAGGCTGCAATCCTAAAAGAATCAACCCTCAAACGTATCAGAATGAAGATGCGAAATTTTGAGAAACGATTCTTAGTTGATATTGGCAGACAAAGAGTTAGCAACATCCTGCAATTCTACCCACAACCTAAAATGGAACGAATCGTTGGAGAAAAAGGTACTACTGAGTTTAAACGTGAGATAGCCAGACTTTCAAGCCAAGGACTTCTTGAGATTCAAGGCGGAGATGCTTTTAAGAAACAATATCGACAAATTACAATGGAAGGCAAGAAACTTGTATTTGACGAGCGAGGTGGAATTCAGAAAAAGAAAGAACCAGGATTTCATTTCTTTGAAGCTAGACCAGAGTTCTTTGTGCCACTTGCTTCTGAGGGGTATGATATTAGATTTGAGGCAGGACCAAGTTTGCCAGTGAGTAAACCACTCATGCAACAAAGAATGGCAGAAACATTTGATAGAGTTATTAAATATGCTGAAGAGGGATTAACAAACTACGACCCAGAAAAATTAGTTGATGAGTTATTAATCATACCAGCAGAACTTAATCCAGAGGATCTTAAACGTCAGGAAGCGGTAGAGGAACAAAACATTGAGGGAAACAGAATAGCTTTAGCAGTTGATCTTGCTTCTCAAGAAAATGAGATGGTTCTTCAAGGTAAACCAATTCCTCCAGTTGGAACTCCATATGCTCCTCCAGCTCATACCCAGATTCACATAGAGTTTTTAAGATCTGATCAGATGAAGTCAGCACCTCAAGAGCAGTATGATGCTCTAGCTCAACACGTTACAGGTGAGATTGAAGCTATCAATCAAAGAGGTGGTACTGGAGTACAAGAGCAACCAGGAGGACAACAGCAGATGGCTCAGGGTGGTGGTGAGGTAGTTCCAGGACTTATGCAGGGTGGTGGTCAAGTACCAGAAGGAAGGGTTTTAGGAAATGGTTAAAAACACTGAAGCTACAAAACTACTTGAATCATTAGATGTACAACAATTAAGTGTCCTACATAAATTTAGAGGAGATGAATCTTTTAAAGATTTGGTTAGTTTATTCAACCATATCATTACGTTTGATAAAGAAAAGTCAGTTGGACTGTTTAGAGATATTAAGGATAATAATACTGCCCTTGAGATAACTTCTAAGGGTAACTTCTATAGAGGTAGAATAAATATGGTTGTTTTAGTTCATGCACTTTTTAAAAACGCTGAGTTTGAGTTAGAAAAAAGGGAAAGAAAAAGTGTCTAATTATTTAGGTGGTATTCAAGAACTATTACAGAATGTTATGGGTAAGGTTAGAAATATTGGACAACCAAGAGAGCTGATATCACCCATTCCAAAGTCACAACAATTAGATGATACTATGTTTGGTAGACAGGGGGTTATTCCTTCTGCTCCACCAACTCCAGAACCGAGAGTTCCACAGTTTTTCGAGGGTGGTCAACTTCCAGGTAGAGCATCTGTTCCAGCTACTCCTCAAGATTTACGTCCAACAATTACTAATGCTGTTACTAATAATCAAATGACTGATAAATCTATTAGTTGGGTTGATGAGTTATTATTATCAGTTTTATTGGGAACTGAAAGTAGTTTTAATCCTAATGCTCAGGGTTATATGCCAGCAGTTACTACTGGAGAGACAGCTCAAGGCATTGCGCAGTTTTTACCAAGTACTGCTCAAGATCTATATGATAGAGGGATTGTTAATCAAGAGTTTAATCCTCTTAATCAAGAACAGGCAATTCCAGCAGCAGCAGCAATGCTTAATGACTTGATTCAAAGACAAGTAGATAGTGGTAACACTCAGGATGCTACAGCCTCAGCTTTAACGAGGTATAAGGGTTCTCCAAATAGGGCACAGGAAGTATTAGATTTAATAGGAAGGTAGTTATGCCTAAAAAGAAAAATGTTAAAAAACCAGCGTACTCAATGTTAAGAGCTGCTAAAAGGCCAAAGAAAAAAAAGTAAACTTGACAAGTTGAGTAATATAATACATGATAGTAACTGAGACACCTTGAAACGGGTGTTTTTTAGTAAAAGAGGATAACTGTATCAATACAGCCCTAGAAAGTCAAAATGACAGAAGATAAGTCTCCCTCACTAGAGGATAAAGATAAAAAAGTAGCTCCTTCCGATGGTGATGGGGAAGATAAAGCAGGAAGTAAATCACAAGCACATTCAAACGATATTCCTGAAAAACTTGCTGGAAAATCAACAGAAGATTTAGTCAAGATGTATGGAGAACTTGAGAGAAAGTTCGGAGAGCAATCTCATACAGTTGCAGAAGCTAAACAGTTGAAGAGAAATCAAGAATTATTAGCACAAGCTATTTATTCTGATCCTGACCTAACTGCAAAAGTAGAAAAGCAATTAAAAAAACTAACTGGTGATGACAGCGATTCAAGTACGGATAAAAAAGAAAGCGTGGAGGATAGTAGGCTCACTGATCTAAGGCGTTCACACGAGAATCGGATTATTTCTGATTTTAGTAAAGATTTTGGTTTTGATGATTTAAAACCAGAGGAAAAACAGAGTGCTTTAAAGAAGGTCGGTAAGGAACTTGCGGATTTAATTGATCCATCTGGTAAGAAATCTATGGCTGATGTTTTAAGTAGCGTTAGTTTGGAGAGATTACCTAAATTATTAGAGAAGGCTTATTTCTTATCTAATATGGACAAAATAACATCTTCAGATCCTAAAGATATGGCTGACTTTGCCTCTATAGGACGATTTTCGTCTAGTAGCTCGAAAGGAGATTCTAGCAATAGTAAACTCTCGGACAGCGAATTAGCAGTAGCTAAAAAATTGGGTGTAAGCCCAGAAAAGTATTTAGAAAGTAAAAAGAAACAAGCTGGGTAACTAGCTTATTGGAAAGAAATTATGGCAGGTTTTTCACTTCGAGGACACCTACTTGGTGCCGCAAACCCCGTAACCAGGGATGCGATTGTTGGTAACAGTCAAACAGTAACAGTTGGTGATGCAGTTAAAATGACTGATGGTTTTGCACAAGTTTGTGATGCGAATGATCGTATCATGGGTATTGTGGCAGGAATCACAGACGCTAACGGTATTGATTTAGATAGTACACAAAGCGACAACTATGATGGAACTTGGACATCAAGTGCTAAAACATATGTTGCAACGTCTGATAATCAAACTGATAAAAAGGTCAAAGTCAAGATGATTTGTGATCCATACGCATTGTTTTATAATGATGCAGATGCAAGTTTAACTTCAGCTATGGACATGGAATTTTTCTCACTGATTGATGAAGATCAGGTTGATGGTGACACTAATAGTGCAACTGTTGGCGAGTTACAACTCTGGAAAAGAGATCCTGATAGCGATGCTGATGCTTCTAAAGGTATCTTTAGAATCGTTGCATGGCAGGGTGACGCTTTTGAACCAGAGACTTAATAGTAAAATAATATAAAAGTAGCCCACTCTTGATCGGGTGGGCTATACAAGAAAGAAAATATGGCAGCTTTTAGATCAAATTTCGGTGACCTACTCGAGCCAGGATTTCGTACCATCTTTGATGATGCGTATAATGAAATGCCTCTAGTGTTCCCGCAAATTTTCAATGTAGATAGTTCTGATAAACAGGACGAGAAGGATTCAGGAATCACAGGGTTTGGTTTGCTTCAGCTTACTAGTGAAGGTGAACAAATCGACTACGAAGATCCTATCCAGATGTATGATGTAACGTACACTCATCAAAAGTACACAAAAGGCTTTAAAGTGAGTGAAGAGATGGTTGAAGATGATCAATATAACGTCATCAAAAAGAAACCAGCTCAGTTAGCTCGTGCAGCTCGTAGAACTTCTGAAAATAGTGCAGCTAATGTCTTTAACAGGGCATTTAACTCAAGCTATCTAGGTGGTGATGGTCAAGAATTGGTATCAACAGCTCATCCTCGTTCTGATGGTGGTTCTTCACAAAGTAATGCAAGTTCAACTGGTATTACTTTAACTGAACCAAACTTAGAAACAGGAAGAATTGCAGCTAGACAACAGTTGGATGACAAAGGACAAAGGATTCAGGTTATGCCTAATACTATCCTTGTTCCTGTTGACCTAGAGAAAGATGCTGAGATCATCACTGGTTCGTCTATGAGAGCCGGTACTGCTGATAACGACATGAACACTTACAAAGGTAAGTTTAAGGTTGTTTCATGGGAGTACCTAACTTATAACAACACCATGTGGTTCTTACTTGATTCAACACAACATAAATTGCAATGGTTCTGGAGAATTAAACCAGAATTCAAGCAAGATAATGCGTTTGATACAGGTATGGCATTGTTTAAAACTAGAACTAGATTCTCCAACGGATTCTCCGACTGGAGAGGTGTCTGGGGTAGTTTAGGCGATGGAGCCGCATACTCAGGTTAAAAATATTGGGGGAGGGTGGAGCTATTTACACTCTCCCCCAAATAGTGTAAAGTAAAATTAATATGACTCAGTATTCTAAATTTGCAGGTAAAATAAGAACAGCAACAAGTAATCCTTCACAAGCTGTGGAGGGTGATGAGTATTTCAACACAACTCTTAATGCTTGGTTTAGATATGATGGGTCTACTTGGAGAGGAGTAGTAATTGAAACTACGACCTCTACTTCAACTTCTACTACTACGAGTACTTCAACAACTACATCTACAAGTACAACAACAACATAAAATATGTCAAATTTAAAAGATCAATACACACACGTTTCACAACTCAAGGGAACACTTGAGGAATTAGCAGAACCTCCTACAGATGAGGGTGTGGCAGGTCTTGATGGTAGTGGACAGATGTATTACGATACAACTGTACCAGCAGTTTCTATTCATTCTGGAGACAATGTTTGGAAAGCAGTAGGATTAACAACAACTAGTACAAGTACAACTACAACATAAAGAAATAAATATGGTAGGAAGCACAGGAACACATTTTAGCAAATATGCAGGCAAGATGGCAACACGCACTTCTGGATTCCCCACAAGTCCTGCTAACGGTGAACAGTTTTATAACACTACTGATAATATTTACTATAGATATAGTGCATCTGATGAAAAATGGTGGGGAGTTAATTTTACGACTACCACTAGTACATCAACTAGCACCACAACCACCTCAACTTCAACTTCTTCAAGTACTACTACTTCAACAAGCACATCAACAACTACAACTAGTACATCTACATCGGTGACTACAACTAGTACGTCTACATCGACTACTACAACAGTTTAGGAGGCTGTAAAACATGAAAAAAATAATTTATAACCCAAAGAACGGTGCATCAATTAAAGATTTTAGGTGGATGAGTCAAAAACCTTGGTCACTAGCTGTTAATACAATGGCTAAGTTTCCAGATATTGTGGCAACAGAATTGCTCAATAGATATGGATTTCTAAGAGAGATTAAACCAGAAGATATACAAAAGACATTAAAACTCATGGAAGTTAAAGAGCTTAAATGTGAACATTGTGAATTTGAAACTAATTCTGAACCTGCTTTAAAAGCTCATATGACTACAAAACATGAGATTACTGCTAAAACACAAGAGATAATGGATTCTATTGCTGATGCAGGAGAGATTGAATATCTTAATAAACCAGTTGATCAAAGCATTGACTTTCAAGAGGGTATTCCAAAAGGAGAGAGAGATGGATGGTATGGAGCAGGACTTGAGGAAGATGTTCCAACAGCAAGTATGCGAGGTAAAAAAACAGGAGGGGGCAATTTCTTAGCCAACTAATATGTCAGGATATACAAGACCACTATCAATTGCAAAAAGAGTAACTGAATCTGGTGCAGCTCATGAGGCTCAAACAGCATTGTGTGCTTACGAGATTGTTGCTTTAGGTGGTGATGTACTTGTTGATTTTAAAGATGGTGTATCTGGTGAGATACTATGGTCTGCTGAAGCTGATGCTTCCGCTGGATCTAAATCAGAGTCATTTGATCGACCAATTTTATTTCCTAACGGAGTCTATATTGATGTAGTTGATGGAGAAGGTTTTCTTCACTCAGTCAGTGTAGCACTCGATCTACCACAGTCATCTGCTTGACATTTTACCGTTTTTATGCTACCTTAATAGGTAATGTTAGAGACACCAAATAAATCCGTTTGTATTTTTACTAATTTCTTTTCATATGATGAGGCATATTCTCTTATTAGAGTTGCTGAAGATCAAATTAAGATGCTTGTCCGTAACGGTTACAAGCCTAGAGTTATTGTCTCAGATAGTTTCAAACCAGAAGGTTATTTTGCACATAAGGATGTGGATCTAAGAAAGATTCCTAATGTTCCTTGTCATAATGAGGTGAGAAAAGATGAGACTTTTGATAAAGATATAGAAGAGATTAAGTCGGCACTTAGAGAGCATCTTAAAGGTGTTGATGTTTGTATTACCCAGGATATTGTATATAAGCCAAGTGAGTTAAAGTATAACTTCGCTGCAAGAGCTTTAGTTAAAGAATTTCCTAATGTTAAATGGTTGCACTGGATTAACTCTGCAACCCCTCCAATCACCTTAAACAGGCTTATGGGTATATTCTCTGATGAATACTTGGCTCTAATGAAGATACCATTTCCTAACTCTTTTTATGTATTTTTCAACGATATCTCAAAGTATGTGATTGCTAAGAACTTTGGTGTTAATGAAAGACAGGTTAGAACAGTTCATCACCCATCTGATCTCGATGAGGTATATGGAGTTGAGAGTGGATTACTCAAGAAGTTTATTAAGAGACACGATATTTATAGTGCTGATGCAATTTGTATTTATCCGATTAGACTTGATAGAGGTAAGCAAGTTCAGTTTCCAATTAAGACAATGGCTCAAGTAAAGAAGTTTGGTCTTGATGTCAGAATGATTGTAGTTGATTTTCACTCCACGGGCGGAGATAAGGTTACTTATCGTGATGAGTTAAAAGCAATGGGAATTGATCAAGGACTTAACACTCAAGAGTTATTGTTCACTAGTGAGTTTCATGAACAATGGGAACACTCAATATCTCACAAAGATGTATTGGCTCTTTTTAGAATGAGTAATGTGTTTGTGATGCCATCTGTATCTGAAAGTTATTCATATATTACCCAGGAAGCAGCACTGACAAAAAACGTGATTGTGCTTAACCAAGACTACCCACCATTTAGAGATATATTTGGCAAGAGTGCTATTTTCAGGAAGTACTCGAGTAATTGGGATGTAGCTACTGGATATGAAGAAGCTATGGGAGAGAACACTAACACTAGCACTAAATATGGTAATGAGGATGGGTATCACAAAGATACAGCAGGACTTATTGTAGATAGACTTAAAAACGATATCTCAATGGCTATGCAGATCAGAATTAGGAAAGAAAGAAACTTAGATTACATATTCAAAAATGAATTAGAACCACTTTTCTATGGAGAGGTAAAATGAACAACGCTTTAGTACTTGGTCTTGGAATAGTAGGTAAATCATTAGCAGACTCATTAGGAATAAAACACTATCATGATCTTAAAAAAGTTGATGGATATACTTATGTTGATCTTAAAGACGTTGGGGATTATCGCTATATTTTTGTTTGTTTGCCTAGTAGTGTTGATTCGTCTGGACGTTATCAACTTGATACAACTACTGAACTAATTAAATCTATTAGTTCCCAAGGTAAACAAAACGTCTTTATCATTAAGTCTACTGTTTATCCAGGATATGCAGATTATGTTATGGACACACTAGGGATAAATAATGTTGTTAGTAACCCCGAGTTTATCACTGAGAAAACTGTTGAACATGATTCAATGCACCCAGATATTATTGTCATTGGTGGCAGACAACCAAACTACGTCCAAGATGTTGATGGTATTTATAAAGCTAGATTCAAAGGTGCTGACATCATCAAGACTGATAATGTTACCGCAGAGACTATTAAACTGGCTATAAACGGCTTTTATACCACTAAGGTGATCTATGCCAACCAAATATATGATTACGCCAAAAAAACAGGTGCTAAATATGATGTAGTTAAAGAAGCAATGTATAAGCGTAAGTGGATTGGAAAGAATCACCTAGATGTGATTCACCAGGGAGGTAGGGGAGCAGGAGGTCATTGTCTTAAAAAAGATTTTAAAGCTCTTGCTACCTATTCAGCTAGCAAGTTATTTGAGAAGATTAACATTATCAATGAGGAATTATTATCTGGAGGAAATAAATGAAGTTAGAAGTTTCTTTTTTTCCACTTCATAGAGTATATGTTACAAATAGGAACACCATATGTCAAGTATAAAATTGAGTATTTGTATCCCAATCTGTAACACTGATAATCCACCAGCTCATTATACTGGAAATTGTATCGGGTCAATTAAATATTTTACTGATTTAGAATATGAGATTATTGTGATTGACAACGCTTCAACTGTAACTCTTGGGGGATTAATATGGGAAGATGTAGTTGATAAATATGTCTGCAATGACGAGAACTTAGGAGTAGCAAAATCATGGAATCAGGGAATTAAAGAAGCTACAGGGGATTATATAGCGATACTTAATAGCGATGTTCAAGTATTTGATTCTTGGGACAGACAAATGGTTCAGTCTTTAGAACATGTTGATCTAGTAATGGCAACTCCAATGTATGATAAGCCTTATGGGAGAGCCCAAGAATCATGTAGATATGTTGCAGACCTCAATCCAGATAAACATCTTAAAGATTTTACAGACTTCTCATGTTTTATGTTTAAGAGAGATTTGATTGATAAGGTGGGGTATTTTGATGAGAACTATGGACTTGGTTATGGAGAAGATGTTGATTTTAAACTAAGAATGGAGAAGCTAGGACTAGTTGCTAAATCAGATAGCAGAGTTGCCACACATCATGTAGGAATGGCTACTGGTACTTCTCTTGGTAAACAGGGAATTAATTTTGCAGATATTATGGATCAAAACAAACAGTATACAAAAGAAAAACATAAATTAGATGAATACGGTATTCCTGAGTTTAAAAAAGTTCATGACAATGATCTACCTCAACTACAGAAAAAAGAATATCTTGGTAGCGTTGTAAGAACTGATAGATCTGGAGACAAGGTTTATTATATCAATGAAAATGACGAGGTTTGCTGGGTGATGAATCCAGAAACACTATCTGTATTAGGGTTTGGTTTTGGAGATGTTCAAACTATTACTCAAGAAGAATTTAACCAATATGAACCAGGAGATAAGTTAGATTTAAGAGAACAGTATATTGCTAATCAACCAAAAGAAGTTCAAAAAGAAGTAGATGAAATACTAGGATACGCAAAACATGCCTAAATTTTCGGTTATAACTCCAGTCCATGTTTTTCATAAGCTAAAACAAAAACAGCTTATTAGATCCATGAGATCTCTAAAAGCACAGTCGTTTAGAGACTTTGAGTGGATTTTGATTGATGATGGAAGCACAATTGATTTACCTACGTTACCAAAATTTGCTAAACTAATTAAGCAACCTCATTATGAAAGAATTATTGCTTATAACGAGGGTCTTAAAATAGCTAGTGGTGAATGGATAGTATTTTTAGATAGTGATGATGAGTATATGAGTTATTATCTTGAGTGTCTCAATCAGATGATCGAGAATAACCCAGAATATAAATTGTTTAACTATGGATCTATCCATGTAAGGAAGAATTATGAAGCATCAATACGAGGATCATTTAAACCAGAACTGGAAGAAGTGGGTCATGTTATATTTGGCGGTGGCAACATTGTTAATGGTACTTTCGCGTTTCATAGAAGTTTATACGAAGAATTAGGTGGGTATCCTCTCACTGGGGTTATACCAGATCCAAGTGGCAATAGGGATTTTCTCTATATGACTAATCCTTGGGATTTCTCTATTGCTGCACAGATTGAGTTTCCAGAAATAGAACAATATTTTATGGTTCCAGTTGAGGAAAAAGGAAAGAAACTTGCTAAAGAGCTTGGTAATCCTTATGGCAACGACTATTATCTTTTCTATAAGTACACTAGGAGGTATTGGTCTAAGCCATATGATATACCCCTGTACATAGTACATGGAGAGGGAAAATTAGAAAATGACGGACATATGATTGACAAATAGAAATACTTGGGTTATAATGTACTCATGGATTATACTAACAACCCACCGATGATAGGTAAAGCTGGAGAGCTTAGAGTAAGAGCAGAACTCTTATTAAGAGGAATATCTTGTGCAGTTTTTGATCAAGATACTGGAATAGATATAGTTTTAGAAAATGGAAAAAAAATACAAGTTAAAACATCTAGTAAACCATTTAACGATAAAAAATCTTATTCTTGGAGGTATTCTTTTTCAATAAGAACTCCTCAAGTAAGAAATGCTGGAAACGGATTATATGAAAAAAAGTATACAAAAGATAGTTATAAAGGAATAATAGATTATTTTATATTTTATTGTGTAAAGCACGATCTATTTTACATAATACCACAAAATGAAATAGGTCAAAAAACATCAATAGTAGTGCCAACTCCAGAGAGTCAAAGAACTTATAAAAAACATAAAGAAAATAAATCTACATCAAAATATGAAAAATATAAGAATAATTGGGAACAACTTTTATGAATAAGCCAATAGATATTTGGATGGTCACTTACCAGCGAAAGGAATTAACTCAAAATGCAATTAATTATCTTTATACTAGGACTGATTACCCTTATCGCCTTTTTGTTGTTGATAATAACTCTACTGACGGAACCAGAGAAATGCTTGATGAGATGGAACTCGATGGGAGGGTTTTTCTTTCTGTTAGATTATCTAAAAACATCGGTATTCATATGGCTCATAACATTGGTCTTTCTCTTGTCGATTCCGATTATTGTATTAGTACGGACAATGATATTTATGTTCCAGATCTTAGAGAAAGGGATGGTAAGTGTTGGCTTACGCAGTTAGTTGAGTTAATGGATAAGAATAAAAACTACTCTGCTATTGCTTGTCAGCCTCATGTGTTTGTTGGGGCTAAAGCACTAGAAAACTCTAAAGATGGAGTATTTGATGCTCCTATGTGTGGTGCAGTTATGAGGATGATGAGAACAAATGTTATTAGAACTGTTGGTGGTTGGGATAGACATTTTAACGCTAACCGTAATCACGAAGAAAAAACTATATGTTCTAGGATTCAATCAATAACTGGAAAGACTGGATATGCAGGAAATATAGTTTGTTATCACGATTTTGGAGATGATGATAATTGGGGATATCAAGAAATACATCCTCACGAACATGGCCACAGAATACCAGGTGGAGGAAGATTTGCTACAGATCCAGATAAAAAAGGTGAAATTTGGCCTCCTCCAATTAAGTTACAAATAAAAGATCAACTTGATCAGAAAACGTGGGATAAAAAATGATACAAAAATCTGACGTAACTATTGTAATACCGACTCTTTGGAGTGATCGTAATTTCTATGCTATAAAAGAATGTTTGTTATCTCTAAAAGAATCTGGGTTTCCTAGAGAACAAATTATAATTATTGCCAACAATGATGAATATAGACTTCATCCTGGTGCAGATATAACATTAAAGGCTCAGGGTCAGTGCAGAGCTGTTAATGCGGCAGTTGCTACAGTAACTACTCCTTGGGTTATGGTGACTAATGATGACATGATATATAAACCAGATTGGTTTGAAAAATTAACTCATGGATTACCAAGTGAAGTTTTGTGTGTCTCTCCTCAACTTGTAGAACCTAATGATGGAGCACCTACGTTTGTTAAATATTTTTGTGGCGGAGTAGGTGGAGATTGGAATAAGAGAAAATGGTTAGAGTATGTTCATGAAGGACAAGGACTACGACCAGGATTTAATTTACCATTCTTAATTAAGAAAGAAGTGTTTGAGTTAGTTGGTGGTTATGATTTAGCTTATGATCCTTTCGGTTCAAATTCTGATAGTGATTTAGAATACAAACTCAAACTAGCTGGAATTAAGATGTACCAAAATACTAACTGTCCAGTTTATCATTTCTCTAATACAAGTGGAACATTTCATCCAGACAATAGAAGTTACTGGCAAAAGAATTGGGAATACTTTATTGAAAAATGGGGGTTTGAAAGAATCGGACAACCTGAAATCTGGACTACTTATTTTGAAATACCTTACGATAAGCTAAAATACAAACCTAAATGGGCTATTCTACCAGGGGAAAAGGATCTGTAATGCCTCAAAATCGTACTATTAACATAGTTGGTGGTAACACTGTCGGATATGTTGGTGAAAAATGCGATGAACTTCTTATTGCTGATTCTTTTAGAAGGATTGGTTACAAAGTTAATTTTGTTCCAAGAGATCAGTGGAAAGCATTTGTTGATGGACATGAACCAAACGCTGATTGGGTGCTCCCAATAGAATCTGATATTAACATTATTTGCAAATGGCATCATTTCAATGATAGTAAATATATAAGTAAGTTAAGAGAGATGTCTGACGCTCCTGTTTTCTATTGGACATGGGATTTCATGGATTATGATGGATTTCATTATAATATGGCTGAGGCTTGTGACTTACTTTTGACAAATGATGGAGTTGGAAGAGTGCCTAAAAATATTAAGCACCATTACTTTCCTTTTGATGTGGCTGATGGCAGCCTTGATCACTTTCAAACAGAAAAAATATACGATGTAGTGTTCTTCGGAAGTCACATGAAAAAAGGTGATAGGGTTGAATGGATAAAAGATATAAACAAAAAGAACCATGTAACAATCTTTTCTTGGAACTACCAGGAATGGCAGAAGGAAGGGTTGACTGCTTATCCCGCAGTATACGGTGATGAGTTCTCTAAAGTTGTTGCTCAAAGTAAGATTATATTGCAGTTTTCTGTAAACGATCATTACTGGGGGTATTGGAGTAATCGGGTAGGCAAAGTTCTTACATTAGGTGGTTTTTTGCTTGCCCGTTACGCTCCAGGAATGGAACTCTTTTTAAGAGATGGGGTTGAGTATTTTTCATCTGTAGAAGAAGCAAATGAGAAGATAGATTATTTTCTACATTCTCCAAATTCACTTAGGGAAGTCCAAATTAGAGGTCAGTTTATTGGAAGAGAGAGATTTACAGTTGATCAAAGAATAAAAGATTTATCTATAGTAATAGAAAGATTTTTGAAAGGGTATCGTGCAATATAAGATTCCTTTGTTTTATCCTTACATGGATAAAGATATTATTAGAGCTGTAACCGATACTCTAAAAAGTAGATGGATTGGTCAGGGACCAAGAGTAGATGAGTTTGAACAAGCCATTGGAGATAAGTTTAATTTAGATTATCCTTTAATGACTAACTCGGGAACTTCTGCACTTGAACTGGCTTATGATCTTATTGATATACAACCAGGTGATGAGGTTATTACAACTCCACTTACTTGTACTGCCACAAATATACCCCTGCTAAGACGTGGAGCAAAACTTGTTTGGGCTGATATTAATCCCGATACTCTTTGTATTGATTATCAGGATGTCATGAAAAAAGTAAATGAGAACACTAAGGCGGTTGTAGCTGTTAGCTTGGGAGGTATTAATCATGGAATTGATGAGGTAAGTTTTGAGAAATATAAGATTCCAGTGGTACATGATGCTGCTCAGGGTATTGGTTACAAAAATGGAGATTATATAGTCTACTCATTTCAGGCAATCAAACATTTCTCAACTGCTGATGGGGGGTTATTGGCTTTACCAAATAAAGAAAAATATCGTGAGGCGAAATTAAAGAGATGGTTTGGAATTGATAGAGATAAAAAGAAAGCTAATGATTGGCAAGCATATAAAGAACGAGAAATGACGTTTGATATTGAGTACTTAGGGTATAAGTACCAACCAACTGATATTGCCGCTTCTATGGGTATTGAAGGGCTTAAAAAGTACGATAAGATACTTGATTACCGAAAGACTATATTTGATATCTATAGAGAAGAACTCAGAGGTATTGATGGATTGAAACTTATAGATGGTGATGGAAACAAGTATTGGTTAGCTACTTTACTAGTAGAGAGACGTGACGATTTTTCAAGAATGATGAACGAGTGTAGGATTGAAACTAACTTAGTACAAATGAGAAACGATATTTACCAGATATTTGGAGGGGTTAGACAAGATCTTCCAGTAATGAACGAGATTGAAGGTAAATATATTTCGATTCCTATCAACACTAAAATGACTCTTGAGGATGCTTACTATATTACTAAATGTATAAAGAAGGGGTGGTAGATATGACTATTAACGAAATTTTAGAAAGAACAAAACACATTCCTAGTTCAGTTCACGCACCAGAACAAAATATGTGGCTTGAAGAACTAGAGTATTTTCCAGGAAATCCAGTCATTGTTGACTTTGGTACTGGTCATGGTAAGAGTGCTGCTTCTTTGGCTCTAGCTTGTACTCAGGGTCATGTTTATACCTTTGATCCAGGATTTCCATATATCAATCAAACATGCACAGAAGATGAATATGAGGCAGAAACTATAAAGTTTATTGAAGATTCTGGAGCTAAGAATTTTACTTTTACTAGAGAATCATCATTGGAAAAAGAGTGGGATCAAGAGATTGATGTTTTAAATATTGATTCAGACCATACATATGAAACTACTAAAAAAGAGCTAGATCGTTGGTTGCCAATGGTTAAAAGTGGTGGGTATGTGTTCTTGCATGATTGGGAACATCCAAGATGTCCTGGAGTTAGACAGGCTTTTGATGAACTAGTGCCATCTAAACATAAACTGACATTTCAAAAAGAGACACAGGCTGGCGAAATTAAATGTGCTTTCTTTATAAAGGATTAAATGAATTTGATTATCACTCCAGTGTACATGGCTTTCGACCAGGTTAAAAATATGTGTGATGCTATTGATGAGTTTTCTACAATGCCATTTCTACATATCTTAGTTGATGATAATAGTCCAGAGTTACCTCCTATGGAAGTAACCGAGAATCGTAAATGGATCTTAATGAGAGATACGGTAAAAAAGACTAAAAACAACCAGGGTAGAGCCATGCAGATAGCTTTAGATTACGCTCGTCACAAGCATCGTGGGGAAGGTCCACTGGAGGATTTCGACAACTTATTCTTGATTGAGAGTGATGTGATTGTTAGGAAAGATTGGGATAAGTTACAGTTTGAAGCTGCAAGTAAAGTTAATAGATGGGCGACACTTGATGTTGTATCTTCTTATGAAGATGATAAGCCAGCGTATCCAACCAATGAGAATAAAGCAAATAATATTCATGATTTACACAATAAGGATTTAGATGTTTATGAAATAGGATCTCCTGATTTTCAATGTACATTATTCTCTAAAGAAGCACTTGAACTTGATTGGAAGTTCACTGACTTCCCAGATCATTTTGATATTTTAATTGGTAGGGAGATTAAGAAGCAAGCTCCACATCTAAAATTCTATAGACATAAAAACATTAAAGTAACTCACAATAGTCACTCAAGTAGAAAAGTACTTAACCCAGAATTATTCTAATATGACAGTCACAGCAATTATACTAGCTCATTATACGCAGCGACAAGGTAACATCAAAAGGATTATTGATGATCTAATGGCTGGTAGTGTTGTGCCTGAGAATATTTGTGTATTTATAGACAACCCAGAAATAGAGTTTGAAGATGATAGAGCAATTATTATTAGAACAAACTATAGCTTTTTACCAAGAATAAGATTCGCAATCGGTGCATACTTTGACACAGATTATTGTTTCTTTATTGATGATGACTTAACTGTTAGATCTCACACTATAGAAAACCTAATTGAACACGCTAAAAGAATTAATCAACCTAAAGCTATACTAGGATTACAAGGAAGTATCTTAGGTGATACTCTTAATCCATATGCAGATGATACTTCAATCAAGAGACAAAATAGAGATGGTAAGGCGATCAAAGTAGATGTTGTACTTAGAACTTACTTTGTTCCTAGAGTGGTTATGAGTAAGGGTTTTGAACTTCAAGCTCTTAATCCTAATCTTCCAGATGTTTCTCTTGATGATATGTATCTTTGTTTGGGGAATAAGTACTTAAATAATGTGGATAATTATGTGGTGAGTATCAATGAAAAAAGTGATGTATCTGAACTTAGCGAAGCAGGAGTTGGTCAATCTTTTAGTGGAAAACATTACGAAAACAGAAATAAAGTAGCAAGAAAATTAATGGATAAATATGTCATACTTAGTGCCTAAAAAAATACTACCAGAAGTTATTTGTTCGCTTGATGACTTTTATCCAGATTATAAAGCTAATGGACTAGATAAGTTGTTCTACTTGAAATATAAGTATCCAAAGTTCAAGGTTACATTGTTTACAATACCAGAGAGAAACGAAGATTCTTATACATTCTTTGATGAAATTTCTAAGTTTGATTGGATAGAGTTAGCAGTTCATGGAATGTTTCATGATCCAATAAACGAGTGTACTACTTGGGATGGGTCAAGGGCAGAGTTTGTTTTATCAGCTATGGAACAAATGGATTGTTTTGTTAAAGTATTTAAAGCTCCTGGTTGGCACTATAACCAAGCTACTTATGATCAACTAAAGAAACGTAACTGGATTTGTGCAGATCTACCAGATAACAGAGTTAATCATCCAGAAGGACTTAAAGGATATTTTACTGATCATCCAATGTGTGTTCATGGTCATACCTGGAATCTTAACAACCCAAAACCAGAGTATAATAATGGCATAGAGCAGATTATTGATAGAGGAGTACCATTTGACGAGAATAGTAAGTTTTATTTTGTAAGCGAGGTTATATGAAAAAAATACTAGTCACTGGTAGTTCTGGATTTATCGGCAGTCACGTTTTACACAAATTAAAGATGCTTGGATTTGATGCTAAAGGAGTTGATAAGAAGAATGGTTACGATATACAAAAATTATTTCACGCTCATAGTAATGTAGTAATTCATTGTGCTGCTAATCTATTTGATAACTTTGATGAGAATATTAGAAGTACTAAGAAGTTAGTATATATGCTACCAGATGCACAGTTTATCTTTACTTCAAGTGCAGCAGTTTATGGAAACACTCATGGTGCTAGGGAAGATGATCAACTAAAACCATATGGAGAATATGGTTATTCTAAAGTAGTTGAGGAAGCAATTATTAGAACTCTAATCCCAAAACACACTATTTTAAGACTTGGTAATGTATATGGATATGGAACTGATCATGGAATTGTGCACAAGATGTTAAATGGCTGTAACGAACTGAATAACAATGGGGAAAGTGTTAGAGACTTTGTTCATGTAGATGATGTAGTCAACGTGATCCTTAGAAGCGTACTAGAGCCTCAAAAATGGCAGGGAACGTATAATGTGGCTACTGGTGTAGGTACTACTATTAAAGAGCTGTTTTATTCACTACATCCAGAGAATAATTATATTAACAGTGGTTTTAAAGAAGAAATTAGAGAGTCGATACTTAATATCAATAAAGCAAGAAAGAATGGCTATGATCCTAAACACATATATTATTAACCCGATCAGACCTGATTATATAGAGCGTTGTTTAGAGACTTTATATAAACATACTGATATGACTAACTGTAAAGTAATTGTAGTTGATCAAACTATGGACGGTTTGAAGTTGGATATGGATAAGGTACATTTAGTACTACGACCACATCGTAACTTGGGATTCTCAAAGTCTATGAACGAAGGAATTATTCACGGGCTTAGATGGGAAAGCGAATATATTACTTGTATGAATGATGATATAGAGTTTATTGATCTTAGATGGTGGGATGGAATAATAGAAACATTTGCACAAGATCCTAAAATAATGGCAGTTAATCCAATGAGTCCTAGAGAACCAGGGTGGGGTTATGGACTACCTCATGGAAAATATTTAGACTTACTTGACTATCAAGAATCTTATGATCATGATCAATATAACTGGTTGCTTGAGGGTGATTTTAGTCACATTAAAAAAGAAAAAGGATTTCCTGCGAGCTTCCCAGATAAGAAGAATGGAGTGATTGATGCTATTGCTACTTGGTGTACGGTATTCAAAAGAGAGTCATTCTATAAGTTTGGTATGTGGGAAGAAAGATTTTACCCAGGAGGAGCGGAAGATTATGATATGAACGCCCGCGTTTACAGAGAAGGATATCGTATGGTTGGAACTACTAAGAGCTGGGTGTGGCATTGGTGGGGAAGCTCTAAAGATACTGCTGAACATAAAGGAAAATCGCTACCAATTATGGAAGAATTAAGATGGGCTGATACTACTTCTTTGTGGCCTCCTGAAAAGAACAATGGACAGTCTTATGATCCTTGGGGAAAATGGACTGATGAGAATGGTAATAAACACCCCATGTATCGTGATCCAATAATTGGTATAATCGAGATATAGAGCATTACATATGGGGGAAGTAACTATTTAGGCGTAATGCCAACATGGTGTCTCAGCTTCCCTCATATATAGTGCTTTATTGTCGTGATATACTTGATTTATGGCATTTCCTACAGAAAAATCACTAAAAGGAGGGTACTAATATTTCATTTCCTACAGGCTGGACTGGCACAAAAAAAGTAACCATCGACAACACAAAAGTCTCTGGTAGCTCTAACCTATCTAATTTCCCCACTCTTATTAAAGATGGGAATATACCTGATAGTGTGTATGGGGGACTAGATACTTATTATAATAAAGCCTCGTTACAGGCTTACTGGAGATTTGAGGGAAACTCTAACGATACAACCGCTAACGCTAGAAATGGAACTGATACTTCAATTTCTTATGTCGCTGGAAAATGGGGTCAATCCGCCTCCTTTGGAGCCTCAAGCAATATCGCCACCACTCTTCCTGGTACTTCT